CGGCGTAAGCGGACAACGGGCCTTTCAGGTGTACAGCCGGGCGGTTCGCAAAATCAAAGATTATTGGGATAGGTGACAGGATGATTGAAATGACATACAGGGAATATCTCGAAAGGAAGGCACAGATAGGGGGTATGCACGGATTTGATCCGCTGTTTATTCCTAAGATGGCTTTCCCGTTCCAAGAGGCGCTTATTGACTGGTCTGTAAGGAAAGGGCGTTCGCTTATAGCGGCAGATTGTGGCTTAGGTAAAAGTATTATAGAGCTGGCATTTGCTCAAAACGTAGTGGAAAGAACAAACGGGAATGTATTGTTGCTCACACCGCTTGCGGTTAGCGGGCAGATGGAGCGCGAGGCTGAAAAGTTCGGGATAGAAGCTCATCGGTCAAGAGACGGTAAAATCAAAGGGAAAATAACCATCACTAATTATGAACAGCTGGATAAGTTTTCCCCGTCAGACTTTGAAGGGATAGTATGCGATGAAAGTTCCATACTCAAAAACTATGACGGACAGACAAAACAGGCCATAACAATCTTTGCTAGGAAAATGAAATATCGATTGCTCGCAACCGCAACCGCCGCGCCAAACGATTACATAGAACTTGGTACTTCGAGCGAGGCGCTAGGGTATCTTGGGTACATGGACATGTTGTCAAAGTTTTTTATCAACGACCAAAACAACTGCGCAACAAATAGACGCGGGCGGTTTTCTGACGCGACAAAGTGGCGAATGAAAGGACACGCACATGACCAGTTTTGGCGATGGGTTGCGTCATGGATGCGTGCGGTTCGTTTCCCGTCAGACATTGGTTTTTCAGATGATGGGTATATTCTTCCAGAGCTGATAGAAAACGAAATAGAGCTGCGCGATCTTGATAACAAGCCTGCGGAAATGCTTTTCAGTATTCCGGCGGTTGGCCTGAAAGAAGTTAGGGACGAAATAGTCGCAACAATTCCGGACAGATGCGAGCGAGCCGCCGAGATAGCACTATCTCGCGACGGACTATCAACAATATGGTGCAACCGAAACGATGAAGGCGACCTACTGGAAAAGCTTATACCGGGATCCGTTCAGGTGTCCGGCAAAGATAGTGATGACGCGAAAGAAGAAAAGCTGGCTGCTTTTTCTCGTGGGGAGATTGATAAGCTAATAATCAAGCCGAAAATAGGCGCGTTTGGTTTGAACTGGCAACACTGCGGACATATGGTTTTTTTCCCGACGTATTCATATGAGCAGTATTATCAAGCTGTTCGCAGGCATTGGCGGTTCGGACAAAAAAACAAGGTACAGGCGGATATTATATACACCGAAGGCACAGCGTTTATGATGGACGGATTAAGAAGGAAAAAAGAACAGGCTGCGGAAATGTTTACTAGGCTGATCGAGTTTATGAACAATGCACAATCTATCAGTATTGATAGAGCATATAACACAAAGCCGGATATGCCGGAATGGATAAGGGGAAACAAATGATTGAAAGACAGAAGATAACAGACCAGTATGCTATTTACAACGGTGACAGCATGGAGCTAATGATGGACATGCCGGATGAGAGTATCCATCTGTCAATATATTCCCCGCCCTTTTGCGGGATGTATCATTATTCAAGTTCAGACAGGGACTTGTCAAACTGTGATGACTATGAATCTTTTTTTGAACAGTATGCTTTTTTCGTCGAGCAGATTGCCCGCATAACAAAGCCAGGACGGTGTACCGCCGTTCACTGCATGGATATACCGTCTGGGAATAGTGGATCCGATTACTTGACAGATTTCCCCGGTGATATTATCAGGCTTCATGAAAAGCACGGATTTAGAATGAAGTGCCGTCATTTTGTTTGGAAAGAACCGCTTGCCGTGCGCAACAGGACAATGCAAAAAAATCTTGCACACAAGACAATAGTTGACGACTCGATTGATGCCGGAGTTGCAAGCGCCGATCATGTTATCATCTTTCAAAAGATCGGAGAAAACGAGGTTCCAGTATCACATCCTAACGGTTTGTTTTATTATGCCGGTGCTGAAAAAATGCCGGAAGAACTTCTCCGGTATAAAGGGTACAAGGGAAACCAGATTGAAAACCGGTACAGTCATTGGATATGGCGGCGATACGCTTCATCTTTTTGGACCGATGTCGTCCTTGATCGTGTGTTGCCGTTTAAGCCCGGAAGGGGAGAGGACGACGAAAAGCACGTACACCCGCTACAGCTCGACGTAATAAACCGGGTAATAGTATTGCGGTCAAATCCGGGGGAAACCGTGTTTACTCCGTTCATGGGCGTTGGCTCGGAAGTGTACGGGGCCGTATTTAACGGACGAAAGGGCATAGGCTGCGAGTTAAAGCCGACATACTTTGATCAGGCTGTAAGGAATCTTGAATCAATAGACTACTCGATGTATGATGAACAGCCTAACTTAGAATTTGAATCCGGGGATATGGATTAACGAACAACAGCGCCACAAGTGAACAATTGTAGTAGTCATCGAATGAATATACAAAAGAGGCACCCGTAAACATGACCGACAACGGCAACAAAATAGACTTTACACGATATAAACCGCGCCTCATTGAATACCTTACCACGGTCTGTGGTGTACAAGCGCAAAACAACGTAAACTTCCGTTGCCCATTACATGATGATGGCGACACGCCCGACAAATGGTCTGCAATCGTCCGTAATAATCAATCAATGACGTGTTATGGTTGCGGGTTCCATGGCGATATATACGACCTGTGCGGTGAGTTAACCGGTGAAACAAACATAGCCGAACAATACAAATCAGTCGCCCGTTCATTCGGTGACATTGCAGAAAACGGAACGTATAAACCATACATACCGCCAAAACACACGCCAAAACCAGAGCCGATATTCACACCGGGCGCCAACGCATTGCGCGCGGTTGATGCGTGGTTGGCAAGTCAAAAAGATTTTTACCTTGAGCAGATTGCATCATTTTTCCATACAAGAGGCGTACCAGCGGATTTGGTCGGCTCATGCGTTAGCCAAGTTTCATATTGGGGTGGGTACGGTTTGGCCCTGCGCGGTGTTGGCAAAGAAACACTCGATAAGGCGGGAATACCTGAACGCGCATTTATTCCAGCGGGTATTATTGTACGTCTTGCGGTTGGGTATAAATTACACTATTTTGACGACGCAGGCGCAACCGTAAAACGCGGTTCAATTGCCAGTAAAACTTTTCCATTTCCAGATTTGCCAATAGACAATGATACGGTAATTTTGTGCGAGGGCGAACTTGACCAGATTACCGCACGTGCTGCCGGTTTTGACAATGTACGCTCCATTGGCGGTGTAAACGGATTACGACCAAAAGACGCGGAAAAACTACGCGGGTATAATGTTGTATTGGCGATGGATAATGACGATGCCGGTAGAAAGGCGAGCCAGAAAATCGGCAACATGATTGCGGAAATTCCCGGAATATCCGCAGTACGATATGTACAATATCCAGCCGACACAAAAGAAAAAGACCTTGACGATTTAGTAAAGACGGGAAAGTCTGACCTACTCACGGAAATAATAAAGGAGGCTATTGATGGACGAACCGAACGAACCAGCGACACCGGAAGAATGGTTGACGATGGCAGTAAAAACGATATGGCAGATAGAGGCACAACGTGGGCGGACGGTACAAATGATACGGGAACACTGCGAAACGTACAATCTACCGTACCCGTTCGAGCCGAAACTATTGAAGACACCGGAACCGAAAAAGGAGGGCTGAACAATGACGGAAAAGAAAATGGACGGAGTGACAATCAGGGACGCGATGTTGTTACGGAAGGCGGCAAAGACATTATCGAAGGAAATGCCACCGAACCAGACCGAGCGCCGGATAATGGCAACGGTGAACGGGCTGAAAGTGCTGATAGTGGCGACGAGGGGATAATCCCCGCCGACCAGGTACCGTTCCGATTTTTGGGTTTTGACGCTGGCGCTTATTACGTGATGCCCAAAAACCAAAACATACCGCTATCAATCTCGCGTGGCGAAAAATCAATCGGCGATAAGCTGTTTGAAATTGGCGTGCGTGATTGGTGGGAGGCGTGTTTCACAAAAACAGTCTACACAAAAACAGGCGAACCGGTGGAAGTGTTTGACAAAGAATCTGCCGTTGAATGGTTCCGCGCCGAATCGGTAAAACACGGAATGTATGACGATGAGAAAATCTTGGGGTTAGGCGCACACGTTGACGGAAAACAAATTGTTGTAAACACCGGACGTGCGGTTGTCGCCCCCGATGGAACGGTATCACGGTATGAACTTTACAATGGTAAAAATGTATACTGCCGGTCAAAATCTGAAATTGTCATATCCGCCGAACCGTGGACGGAAACTGACGGGCAATTTTTTGTTGACCAGATCAGGACATTCAACTTTAATACCGAATCGGCATATTTGGCAATTCCCGGATTTTGTGCGCTTGCACCGTTTGCGTCTTGCCTGTTCCGTAGACCGCATATTTTCATAACCGGCGCCCGTGGATTGGGCAAGACGTACCTGCTTCACGACATAATAATTCCCATAATTGGGAACCAAACAATTTATGCCGACGCAGGGAAAGGCGGTATCACCGAAGCGGGTTTAAGACAAACTGCCGGTGCAGATTGTCGCCCGATGGTAATTGACGAATTCGAAGCAAACAAAAAATCCGATTTGGCAATGGTTGACAATATCCTTGCACTTGCAAGAACGGCATACGGAGGCGAAAAAACAATCAAGGGCTCAAGTAGTCAAAAAGCGATATCGTTCGCAACAAAAATGATGTTTTGCTTTGCCGCGGTCAACGTCAACA